TGTACATGCTGCACATTAAATGAGTGACAAACCAGAATCAGTTATTGACAAGGTTCTTGGGTATGTAGACAGCCCGTTTAAGCTGTTTGCAATCCTTGTAATGGGTGTTGTTGCTTTTGCTGGTTACTTCCTTTGGCAGAACCAAGAGTTCATGTTTGATGCCTACAAGGAATCTAAGAAGCTTCCTGAGATCAACACCAGCAGGGCTGATGATGCAAGCTCTATGCTTTTAAAGAAGACAGGGGCTACTGTTGTTGCTGTGTTTAAGGTCAACCCATTGTTTAACAGCAGAGTGCTGTACAGGGCATATACCAAGGATGGTAGAGACAAAACCATTGAAGAGATTGATGTTGGATTGTTCAGTCAGAACTCGTCTAACAATGCTGATGTAGTCAAGTTGATGACCAATGAGATTCCCTGTGGAGAGTATCGCTACGCTCAATCAGAAGTTGGCCTGTGGTACTTAGAAAAAGGGGTGGGGTTCACTTGCCGGGTAAGTGTTCCACCTGACTCACATCGCTTTGTTGGACAGGTCACTGTAGGTTGGGCAGAGCAGCCTAAAGACATTGAGCAAGTCAAATTCATGCTGGAGATTGCCAGTGCCATGCTAACCAAGAGAGGTAATTAATGCTTTCACTATTCTCAACCCTTGGAGGTCTGCTGATCTCTGGTCTACCCAAGCTGCTGGAGTACTTCCAAAACAAGGCAGATCAGAAACATGAACTGGCTTTAGCTGCTGTGCAAAAGGAGCGTGAACTAGCTTTGGCTGCTGCTGGCTTTGCTGCTCAGGCAAGAGTGGAGGAGATCCGTACAGAACAAGTTGCCATGCAGACTGATGCACAGATGACTGAAGCTGCTCTTGCTCACGATGCCAAAGTGCTTGAGAAGGCTTCTACATGGGTATCTAGCTATGTCGGTACTGTACGCCCTACAGTGACCTACATCTTTGTTCTGGAACTGGTAGCAATCAATGCCTTCATGGCTTGGTACTTGTGGAACCATCCTGGCTTGATTACCAGCATTGATGATGTCATCAAGTACGCTGATTTGATCTTCAGTACTGACGAAATGGCCATGCTGGGTGGCATCATTGGCTTCTGGTTTGGATCTCGTGGTTGGAGCAAGAAGTGAAACTAAGCAAGGCAGGTGAAGACCTGATGCACAGATTTGAGGGGTTTAGAAATAAGCCATATCTTTGCCCTGCTGACATCTGGACCATTGGTTACGGTCATGTCCTGTACCAAGACCAGATCAATCTTCCTGTTATCAAACCTGCTAACAATCCCCACATATTGACCCGCAAGCAATATCGATTAAAGCCGGAGGACAACCGTGTCTGGTCTAAAGAAGAAATCAATGAGCTATTCAGAAAAGATGTCGCTGCTTTTGAACGTGGTGTTCTACGACTTGTTCCCGGCGTTGTTGGCCGCCAAGGCAGCTTTGACGCTCTTGTCTCTATCTCCTTTAACTTTGGATTAGGCAACCTCCAACGCTCTACCATCCGTATGAGGGCTAATAGAGGCGATTGGGAGGGTGCTGCTGAGGCTTTCAGGGCTTGGACTAAGGGTGGTGGCAAAGTACTGCCTGGACTCGTTAAACGGCGGGAGGCTGAGATTGCTCTGTTTCTAGCTGAATGAGCAACTCAATGTAGTGGATTGCTTTACGCAGATCAGCAACACCACCTTTCTCTCTCCACCTGGTCACATATTTCACTACGTTTCCTTCACAAAAACCTAAGTTGTTTGCGTGGATGTAGATGATTGGCTGGATGGCTTTGTCTTTGTAGTGATCACCTGATACCTGCTTATCAAGGGAAGATTGTGTGCCAGTACGCAGCATAGCGCATCTTCCAAGATTTGCACAAACAGTTGGATTTTGGCAAGTAACGCAAAGCATCACGACTCCTTCACAAAAATACCTTCTGGCGACAGATAACCTTTACGGTCCTTGATCTGCTCATAGGCGTGCTTAAAACAGCTTACAAGGTCCAAATCAGCAGTGGCGCAACCCATGACAAGGGTAACCAAGATATCGCCGTATGCATCGATCATGGCCTCTCTGTCTTTTGCTTGGATTGCTTCAAGCAACTCTTGCACTTCTTCTAAAGTCTTTAAAGCTTGAGCGTAAGGATTACTGTGCTGGACAATCTGACGAGCTTCACCCCATCTGATAACGTCTATCTCAATCATTGAATAGCTCATGCTTATCCTTTGTGTAGCATCCAAACACGCAAGCCACCTTCTTCCTTACGGGTAGAGATGACTTTGCCTGGATAGCTTTTCTTTGCATTGTTGATCTGTGCCCGAATGTAGCTAATCTTTTTAGCATCGGTACAAGGGATCAGGAATGAATCGCCTGACTCCATCTTGTCAAATGGGTAGGCATGCTTTGCAGCTAGGGGGATGTTTTTGTCAATTGGGAACATGATGTTTCTTTGTAAAGGAGACCTACTCGCTGCATCTGGTGGTGTGTCCACTAACCCTACATCTAGAGCACCAGCATCCGCTTTCGGCCTCAGAAATTAAAAGCAGGTGGTCGTGCAGTTGCTGCCGTAGCAGCATGTGGTGCAAGTCACCATACGTCCGTTAGACATGATGGTATGAGTAGTGCAAGAAGCCCATACTGCTGTTGCAGAGGCTGCAAGTGTCAAAGCAATGATCAGTTTTTTCATTTCAGTTCTCCAGGTTAAAAGGGCATATCATCATCAAACTCTGGCTTTGCCTTACGGGTAGGCTCAGAACTTTGACGGGGGGTCTCTTGTTTTTCACGGACAGACAGACTCAAGAAAGTCTTACCTGTTTTCTCTGACTTCTTCTTCCATCCAGAGAGCCAGTATTCCTTACCCCCTACGTTGATGGACCCGTTGTAGTCAGGGTGCTTTTCTGTTTCTTTCTTGTCATTGGTAAACAATGAACCCTTGTCGGTGTTGTCGTAAGCCATATTAACCTTTCGCTTTTTTAAGTGCTGAACGCACAGTGGAATCCAATTGGTTTGACAGATAGACCTTCTGATCTGCCTCCAACTGTTGCTCGTCAATCATCTCTAACGCAGTAATTGCGTGACCGTTTTTGACTAACTCGGTAACGGAACCTGCAAGGTCTTGCAAGAATTCCTTAATCTCTGCTGGCAAGTCGTCACCAATACCACCACGAGGGCTGATAACTGGTGCTGTACCCTTAGCTCCTGTTGTTGCATCCAATGCATCATGCTCAACGATTTCAAGCGCTGCAACCCACAAATACCTGCGGAGGTATGTTTGTACTGCCCCAAGGTTTTGGACCTCATGACAGCCCTTTAAAGCCGCTGTAGACATGGGCGAGGAGATGGTGATCACCTCTTCTGGCTTTTCTACGTTGATGATCCGCATATCAGCGTATTCTTTGCTAAAGCTGATGATGCTTGCCAAACCAACCTCATCAAAGATGTTTAAAGCTGGAATGATGAAATCGCCAAGCTCAAAGTATTTGTAGCCAGCAAACTTGTTGTGGCCCGATTTCTTGAGTTGAACATTGTGGAACTTGTGCCGAGCAGTATTCAGTTTTTGATAGACATTCATTTCATTTCCAATTTGCTGAGTCATATTCGTCTTGGATGATTTGATTCTGTGTCTCATCATCAAAGTCCTGGAACTCTAAGAAGTGGTTCTCACCACAGCAAGAGCGTTTGTCGTTACGAGGTTCCATGCAGTAAGGGCAGTACACAACCCCATGCAGGTCTTCTTTAGCTTGTTGCAGAAAGTCTTTCATTTCATCTCCAATACAAATACACGGGCCGTGGTCTTGGTGTAGTACATCTGCCCTTTGATAACCCAAGGCTTGTTATTGCGCTGGACGTAGGCACGAAGTGCTTGTGACACCTTATCGCAATCTTCTGGTTTGCAAGAGAGGGATTTCCCTATGTCCAAATCTTTAAAGATAGGGTCGTACTTGTAAAACCGAGCAACACGTTTCTTTGGTTTGTCAGTAGTGACACGCAAGGTAGTGATGTCTACTTCTTTGACGTTTTTGCCAAAAGGATTTCTGCCA